TGTGGGTGCTTCTGCTCCTAGCACTTTCTGATCTTTAATCTGGTTATTACTGGGGAGCTTCGGCTCCCCTTTTTTTTATTTTGTGATAGGTAACTATGCCCTTTCCTACTTATGCTGTGTCCACCGAACTGGATGCTGTAAATCAAATACTTAGCTCAGTGGGACAGGCTCCTGTCACCACACTAGATCTTCAGAACCCTGAGGTATCTATTGTTCTTAATACTCTCCGGGAAGTTAATCGTCAAGTTCAATCAGAAGGTTGGATTTTTAACACTGAACGTGACTATACATTAGCTCCTGACGAAACTACAAAAGAAATCTTTTATCCAACCAACATGCTTCAGATTGATGCTAATGTGCATCAACATAAGTCTGACTATGATCTTGTACGTCGTAACGGTAAAGTATATGATCGTCTAAATCATACGTATGAGTTTGAAAATAATATCTGCGCTGATATTACTTGGTTCTTTGATTTCACTGACATCCCTCCTGCTATCCAAAACTATATCACTGCACGAGCTGCTAGAATGTGTGCTGTGAAGATGATTGGTGATGATACCCTTTACCAGCTTCTCACTGAACAAGAGGGGATGACAAGAGCAGCTGCACTTGAATATGAGTGTAGTCAAGGTGATTATTCTATGTTTGGATTTAGAGATGGTGTAAACTATTATAACAGTTATCAACCTTTTAAAGCTTTGTCACGATGAATGTATCCCAAAGAATCCCTAATTTCTTTCTTGGTATCTCTCAACAACCTGACAACCGTAAGATCCCTGGTCAACTTAACGACGCTGTAAATGTCTTCCCAGATTATGCACTGGGAATGCTAAAGCGTCCTGGTGGTAAGCTTGTATCTGATCTTTATGGTGCAACTACTTCAGGTAAATGGTTTTCAATTATTAGAGATCCTGTTGAGAAATACGTAGCTCAGTATGATAATGACAAGTTTAGCATCTGGAATTTGTTAGACGGTTCTCCAAGAGCTGTTGACATGGGAGCTAATACAGGTGTCCCTGGTACTTGTAACCTTGTTAATCTTAAAGCCGATCTTGCTACTTATAATACTGCTGTAACTGATACTGCTACTAAGCTTAATTTACTTCATGTTGCTCAGGCAGATTATGCAGAAGTGTTAAATGGTCAAAACGCTACAACAGAATCACTATTTGAAATTCAGTATGACTATGACAAGCCAGGTGAGATTGAGCAAACAGTAAAATCAGGCATCCTTTTAAATAAAAGCGGTGTTTACATTGTCAAAGATAATGATGCTATTGTAAGCGCCACAACTACTATTCCTGCTGGGTATGCTCTTGGTACTGAATTTACAAACGAGTATCCTATTATTGCTTCTCAAAGTTATCGGGTTTACCAAGCAATTAAAACAATAGCAGCCACACACAATGCTGGTGAACTAGCTACTGCTCAGTCCAATATGGACACAGCACAAACTAACTATGACAATGCTGTCACTGCAGAAGCAGCAGCATTAATAGATTACCAAGCTGAATTAGATCTTTGTGCTATTGCTACTCCTGATCCTAATGGTTATTTAACTGGAGCTACAGCAGCTGATATTGAATTGTTAACTCTTAATGACTACACCTTTGTCCTTAACAAAGCTAAGGTTGTAGCCATAAAACCTACTACTACAGCTTCACCAGAAAATGTAGCTTTTGTTGTTATCAATGTTGTGTCACCTGGCCATTACCGCATCTATCTTGATGGGGTTGAGCGTGGTACTTATAACTCTAGCACTAATGGTGATGCGGATCTTATTCGTGATAACTTAGTTGCCGATATTAACGGTCAAACCTTTGGGGGTAAAACCTATACAGCTGCTGCTGTTGGTCCTGGACTTTGGATTTCTGCTACTGCTGCTTTTGAAATCTCAGTTATCGGTTCTGGTGGTGGTACTTCAATGTCAGTATTCCAGGATCAAATTAAAACTGTAGCTGAGTTACCTGTTCAATGCCGTAACGGTTACAAGGTTAAAGTTGTTAACACTCTTGATGTTAACGCAGACGACATGTACGTTAAATTTGTAACTGATAGTGGTGGTACATATGGAGCAGGTGTTTGGGAAGAAACTAATGGTTGGGATCTTCAGTTTGAATTAGATGAGCTTACATTACCTCATCAATTGATAAGACAAACTGATGGTTCTTTTGTTTATACTCCTGTTACTTGGGAAACTCGTAATGTTGGTGATGATGTTACCAATCCATTACCTAGTTTTGTAGGAACAACTATTAATAACATCTTCTTTTATAGGAATAGATTAGGTTTCTTGTCTACTGAATCAGTGATTCTCAGTAAAGCCGGTCAGTTCTTTGATTTTTTTGCTACAACTGCTTTAACAGTTACTGATGATGATCCTATTGATCTTAGTGCTTCGTCAGTTAAACCTGTTAGCATGAACTATGTTCAACCCACTAGCATTGGTCTTGTCTTGTTTAGTGATAATGAACAGTTTGTGTTGACTACTGATTCTGACATCCTCAGTCCAAGAACAAGTAAGATTAACGAGTTGTCGTCATATGAGTGTGATCCTGCAGTACAAGCAGTTGGTCTAGGTGTTAGCCTAGTGTTTATTTCTAAGACTCCTTTGTACAGTAGGCTGTATGAATTGACTAGGATTAGCACTACTGAACCACCTGTGATGTTTGATCAAACTCAAATTGTACCTGAGTTAATCCCTTCTAGTATTGATTCTATGGTAGCATCACCTGGATTATCACTAATCTCTTGTGGTACTGTAGGGGACTCTACTATGTATCAGTTTAGGTTTGCTCAACAAGGTCAAGAACGTTTAGCCACAACTTGGTATAAATGGGATTTAACAGGCAATTTACTTGATCAATTCTTTGATGTCAGTACGCTCTATACTGTAGTGGCTAATGGTTCTAATGTTTCTGTTCAATCTTATGACTTGACTCAAGCTAGTGAGGCTGGTTATCTTACACTACCTACTGGAGAAAAGACGGATGTTTGCCTCGATCTTTGGAACATTAATCCTTATCGAACCTACGACGATGTTAATGATACAACTAGAATCTTCCTTCCGTATGATGAAGTTACTAATGGTACGTTCTCTGTAGTGGCTCTAGGAAGCTACATAGGCGACAGTTTAACGTTGTCTAACCAATCGGTAGGGGCAGTACTCTACCCCACCGTACATGGGACTCCAGGAGCCTATTATGCTGATGTAGATGGTGATTATCGTGGCAGAGATTTGTTGATTGGATACATTTATACGATGGAAATAGCTCTACCTAAATTCTTTGCAACTAAAGCTGATGAAAGAACTACGGTATCTGATTTTACTTCTGATCTTATTATTCATCGTGTTAAGGTTGCTACTGGTCTTAGCGGTCCAGTAAAATACCAGATCAACATCACTGGAAGACCTGAATGGAGTAACACTATTGAAGCTGTTAAACCGTATGAGTACGACTTGAATGGTGTTAACTTGTCTGATAGTGACGTACATACTGTACCTATTTACCAACGAAATGAGAACCTAAACCTAAAGATTATTGGTGATACTCCTATGCCTGTGTCACTTCTTAATTTAATGTGGGAAGGTAAGTATAACGTTGGGTTCTATCAAAGACCTTAATGACTAATTCCACCCGTGGTTTAACCTTTAAACCTGCTACCATTGATGACACATACGAACTAACTAGCCAAATGCTAGATAAAGGGTTACAGGATCATGAAAGATTAGGTGAACAGCCTATTCTTTCTGTTGCTAAAAACCTGTATGAATTAGATTGTTATTATGGATACGGTCCTGATGGCAATTTATATGGAGCTTATGGTGTAGCTGAAGATAATTTTCTTTGGCTACAACTAACAAAACAAGTTAAACAAAGCCCACTTACTACAGTGAGGTTTGGTAAAGTGTTAATGGAGCATATTAACAGACCCTTTTTGTGGTCAATCATTGACTTAAAAAATACTGCGCTTCTTAACTTAGCAAGGTATTTAGGTTTTAAGGTTCTACGGATCTACCCTGATGGACCTGACAATACTTATTCTTTGGAGATCGTAAGATTATGTCCTTCACATTTGGAGTAGCGGAAGGAATATCCTTAGCTCAGTTTGGACTTGGAGCACTTGGTCTTTTTGGTCAAAACCAAGTAGACTATGACGCTATTTACAACGCAACATACCAAAATAAAATTAATCAATACCGTGTTGAGGAGCAGAACAAGCAGATTAAAAAGGCTTTTTCTGCTAAGATTGACACAGTAAAATCTCAGATTGAAAACAATAACCTGGCTGCTGACGCTGCTTGGTTTGCTGAGCAATTAAGGCTTAACGAAATTAACGACGCTGCTGCTTATCAGAGTGTCGAGATGAAAAAAGCACTTGCCCAAGCTTTGGGTTCATCTGCTGCACGAGAAGTGTATGGTAAAAGTGCTAGACGTGGTGCTCTTGCTTCTACTTTAGGTGCTTATGGACGTACTAGAGCACAACAAGTACACCAACTAATGAACCAACAAACAGCTTCACAAATGAGAATGAAAGAAGTTGAAAGGAAACTACGAGGAGCTAACAAAGCTGCTATTGCTAGTATTTCTGTTCTTCCTCAATTTGGTTCATTTGCTCCTGCACCTATACCTCAAAGCACCAACAGTGGATGGCAGTCTGCCCTTAAGATTGGTACACTTGGTTTACAAGCAATCCAAACTGGTGTTAGCATGACTCCAAAAGAAATGAAATTCTTAGGTATTCCTGGCACTTTAAAAGTATAAAAAATGGCAGAGTTTCAAGAACAACAGGCGTTCAAAGGAGCATTTCAAAGCCAAGGTTTTGATCCTATAACAGCTCCTGATACGTCTCGTTACCTACGGGAAAACATGGGGATGATTGATGCTAATTTCAATCGTCTTGCAAAACAACAACAACAAAACTATCAGAACCAACAAAAGAAAACTCAAGACATTCTAAATACTCTTGGTCAGTTTTCTGAAACTGCGTTGAACTTTGCCAAGACTATGGGCAAAGCTTACATTGACGCTGAAGTTATTAAAGGGCACAAAGCAGCACTTAGTCAAGGTGCTGGTAATTTGTATGGTGTTGATCCAGAAATTATTCAACAGTATAACCAAGTTGAAGCTGAAGAAAAGAACAATGAAAAACAAATGGCAGACGTTGCTCTTGGTTATGCCAAGGACAAGAGGCCAATTGAAGCACAGGTTTGGATTAAATCTCTTCCACGTTATCAGCAAATCGGTGCCACTAGAGCTTATTTAGATAACTTAGGTAAGAGTTATTCTACTTATTTGGATTCTTTTTTTCAACGTGATGACATTAACTTACCTGGACCTGATGGGTCTACCTTTACTCCTAATCAAGCTGTTGGTGACCCTGTACTGACCAACATCGCGCTTGGTGCTGCTAATAAAATGTTTCTTGGAGAAGAAGCAGGGTTTGGAGCAGATTTCAATCCTTCTGGTGTAGCAACTTTGAAGCTGTATGAGAGTATGAGTAAAGCGGATAACACCCGCCTTGTTAAAGCTCAACGCTTAGAAGCCATCAATCAATCTGCTGAAAAGCAGGATACAGCTAAACAAATCTTTGATAGCAATCAAGATTTAAATATGTTGTATCAATCTACTAGAGGTTTGGTTGATGATAATGGTCAAACTATTACTAACTCTGATGCCTTAGATAGGGTCTTTGACCACATTGTTGATCGTTATTATGCTGGCGACACTGAGGTGTTGAACAGCTTAGACACCAGCTATATTGATGGTGATCCTAACGGTCAAACATGGCGTCAACGCTTTAAGAACCGTATTGAAGGTGAAAAAGGTCTTAATGCTAGGATTGAAGCTATTGACCGTCGTAAGCGTGCTGAACGAGAAGATGGTTTGAAAGCAGAACTTGAAGCTCGTAAAGAAAGTTTCCGTCAAGCTGTTATTGAACGTGCAGCAGTAGGTAACCCTTTTAGTGACGAAGAGATACAAGC